TTACTCTGCCGCCTCAAGCTGTCGTGGGGTCATCATTTCGCGCATGACGCCCGCGATGCCGTCAGTACGCAGGTCGATGACGAGCCCCTCTGCGGTCACTGTGACACGCCGTACAAGCAACTGAATGATGCGCGCCTGTTCAACCGGGAACAGCTGCGTCCACAGCTCTGGAAAGTCCCTTAGTGCTGCGATTGCATCAGCCTCTTGAATGTCATCCCGGCCCAATGCAGCGATAACGTAGGCTGCGGTTTCTGGTGTCCGCAGCACCCTGCGGATTTCGGCAACCACCGCCGCCTCGGCAATATCAGCAGGGAGGCGGCGAGGAATGCCATCTTCAGGCGTTTCGCGGTTCTTTAGAAGGTCCATCGACACATAGTACCGATATCTTCGGCTACCCTTCTTGGTGCTGGATGGTGTCATGGCCGCACCCGTTGCAGTGAAGAGAAGCCCCTTCAACAATGCGGACGTTTGCGTCCGAGTGTTGTTTGCCCGCTTTCGAGGGCTTTCGCCCATGATGTCATGCACCTGCTCCCACAGGCGATTGTCGATGATGGCCTCGTGTTCTCCAGCGTATGCCTCTCCTTTGTGAACGGCTTCACCGCGATAGACGCGGTTGTTCAGCAGGCGGTAGAGGTAGCCCTTATCGATCAGCGCGCCTTGTTTGCTGCGGAACCCATCGTTGCGCAGTTCGCGGGCCAGAACGGTGGCAGAGCCTACCTCAACAAAACGCTCAAACACCATGCGGACCTTGGCGGCTTCCTCTTCGTTCACTACCAGCTTGCGGTCGACGACATTATAGCCCAGGGGCACATAGCCTCCCATCCACATGCCTTTCATGCGCGAGGCCTTCACCTTGTCACGGATGCGCTCGGCGGTGACCTCACGCTCGAACTGGGCGAAGCTGAGCAGGATATTCAGCGTCAGTCGTCCCATCGAGGTGGTCGTATTGAAGGACTGCGTCACCGAGACGAAGGTAACCCCGTTGCGATCAAAGACCTCCACTAGCTTGGAAAAGTCCATCAGAGAGCGCGACAGACGGTCAATCTTGTAGACGACAACCACATCCACCAACCCGTCTTCAATGTCGGCCAGCAACTGCTTCAGCCCAGGGCGCTCCAATGTGCCACCTGAGATGCCGCCATCATCATATTGATCGCGAACCAAGGCCCAGCCTTCGGATTTCTGGCTCGCGATATAGGCCTCGCAAGCCTCCCGCTGCGCGTGGAGCGAGTTGAACTCTTGCTCGAGGCCTTCCTCGCTCGATTTGCGGGTGTAGATGGCGCAGCGCAGGCGGCGGGCGGGTTTTGTCACATGATCTTTCATGCTTCACCTCGTTTCATCTCTCGCAGCCCGAAGAAGCGATAGCCGTTCCAGCGTGTGCCGGTGATGGCGCGGGCAACAGCCGAGAGCGATTTGTAGCGCTGCCCGCCCCAATCGAAGCCGTCCTTCAGCACGGTAACAGTGTGGGCGACACCATCCCATTCGCGGATCAACTTGGTGCCCACCACGGGGTTACGGGGATCGGCAATCTGGGCCTTACGCTTCAGTGTGCCTTCTACTTCGTCGGCCAGCAGGTCCAGCAGCCGGCGGGTTTGCTTGTCCGGGCCGCCATAGATCAGTTCCTGGATCCGATAGGCCGAACGGCTTTCTAGGAACGTGCGGCTGTTGTTCGGGGCGGGCGCATCAAACAGCGCCTGCCATTCGGTCTTTAGTTCATTGACAGACATGGATTTCAAGGCAGCCAAACGCGCCAGGATTGGTTCATGTGTGGTCATGCAGATCTCCTCGGAGTTGGAGTTGCAGTACCGCTCTGTTTGCCCGCGAAGTGTAGCGAACTGTCTCCAGTATTCTGCGATAGATGGTCGCGATCGCGGCCTGCCAAGCGCACCACCGCCGTGGCCAGTAGACCATGCAGTTCGGTGCGGCGTTCATGCGCCGTCATGCGGTCGGGATGCAGCGGGTTGGGACGTTTCATTCTGGCCTCGCCTTAGCGCCGACCATCAGTCGGCTTCTACTTGGCAAAAGCCACCTACTTGCTTGGAACGAGACAGTTCGGAAGGATGTTTCTTACGCCCAAAACCGCAAGATTGCCTTGGTCCGCAACAATCCAGCGGGTGATGCCGGAAAGCTTATCTGCGTCATTTTTTACCTGATTGTTTCAGCCACCCGGCAGATTCGAAGTTTCTTGTTTTGAGGGGTCGGCGTTTTTTTGAGCTGTTGGGGAGGTATTTTTGTCCAGTGGGTCTTGCTTATTTTGTCCGGCTCAGCTTCGTCCTAGATCAAACTGTCTGAATCAGGAGACAATCACGCCTCGGAGGTAGAGACAAATTTGTCTCTCCTGTATAGACATTTATGTCCGATGCTCGTGTCTTGTAATTGACTGCGCATTCCATATTCTTCTCGCACAGGAGGCCGAAATGAGCGCAGAAAATCAAGAAGAATCGGATGAAACTGCTCCGGCGGTCTCAAAGAAGAAGAACCTTACCGAGGCTGACAAAAAGTGGGGTAAGAAGGTCATCGATAGGGGCTTTTGCATCGTACCGTCCTTGCTTCTGAGAGAGCAACACACGCTCAAGCTCAGTGCTGCAGAGCTGGTGCTACTGCTGCAAATTGCTGACCATTGGTGGCAAGCGGCAAATACGCCGTTTCCGGGCAAAGCCGAACTTGCGATGCGGCTGGATGTTACGGAGCGGCAAGTTCAGCGCATCATCGCTAAACTTGAGAAGTCTGGCCTCGTGCAACGCGGCGAGCGCTGGAACAAGTACCACGCCCGGATGTCCAATTTCTATTTCTTGGAAGGCCTGGTGAAAAAGCTTCAGGAACTGGAGCGGGTTCAGGCCGAGAAGGATGAGGCGGCCGATAAGGCAGTTGCAGAGGTGTCAGCCCGCAGAGCGGCCAAAGCTAGGAAATCTGCGCCGAAAACTCGCGCCGCTTAAGGCATCAAACGCAAATTCGATACAGGCCGGAGCGGTAAGCGCTGCTCCGAACAACCCCCTCATGCCCAAAGACGCCCAAAGGAGGGCACAAGATGATGTTCGACGACACCGGCAGAAAGGTTAGCGGCTGCGGCCAACGCCACGGCCATCACGCCACCGAAGTTTCCAGCAACGCTGAATGGCGGTGCGACCACTGTGGCAAACTTCTTGGAAAGGCCAAGGGTGGACAAATGCACATCCTTCGTAAGCCCTTCGAGCTTTTTGCGAGCTTTCCGGTGACGGCAAGGTGTCCCGGTTGCACTCGGCTGAACCTGCGCAACAGCGGCTAGGCGCGCGCTTACCGACGCTCAGCAGCCCAGAACATTCCCTCTAAACCTAGAGACGCATGACGTCCTGACCTGGCCACGAGAAGGCGCTGGACGCCTGGCCGTAAGGCAGGCGTCCAATGTGTCTCGCATGGCACGAGATCCGTGATCAGATCACGGTTTCTTCTACTACGTTCAGTTTTCAGCGTGGCTTCGATGCCATCCGGCGTTCGCAGGCCTCGCTGAAACCCTACCGCGATCCGGCATCATTGCTTGACGCGTTGCACCGCAAAACGTGTGACGGCGATGCGAAAAACCGCATCCTCGTCGCTTTGATTGAAGCGGCGCAAGCTGATGATCCTTCCGCCGATACGGCGCTGACGTTCCTGTTGTTGGCGCTCTGGCCAGGGCTCGATGCGATCCGGCGGCGGTCTATCTGGCGCAAGCTGGGCACCATCGATGAAATCGCCTCCGACGTCTTGGCGCGAACCGTTGACGTTTTGCGCAGCCTGGATCTGGGCCGCGTCAACTGGGTTGCCGCCACGGTTTTGCGGAACGTCGAACGGGATATGATCCGGGCACGCAACCGCGAAGCTGGGCGGGCTAAACTTGGCAGCGACATCGCGCCTGATGAAGTCTCCGCCCACGAACTCGGACTGCAATCGCTGCCCGAGGACGCGGCTCTCCCTGGCCATCTGCACAAACTGCTCGGCGCGGATGCGCTTCTGGTGATCCGCGTTGCCATCGAGGGCTATTCGCAAGTCGAAGCTGGTGTTGAGCTGGGCCTGACTGAGGCCGCTGCTCGCAAACGCTACCAACGTGCGCTTCGCAAACTGCGCGACGCCCTCGCAGACATCCCCTGAGCGCATGTCCCGATCTGGCTCCGCCGTCGGCTTTTCCCACTTGAGCGCCTGGAGCGCCGTCCCTCCAACCGAAAGTGGACATGCATGAACATGACTGCCGATCTATCGCTTGAGAACTACCGCCGCCTCCCGGGGCTGTACCGCCGCTGGGAATTGACAGAGGTCTGCGAGCCCAACCGCAACTATCAGATCGAGGATGCGGGAACCCATGCCGACGGTACGCCGCTTCTGGCGATTTACGTCGGCGAAGCCGCATACGCGGGTACGGACCTGGGCACGAACGAAGTGCTGATGAGTGGAGTGCGCAAATGAGCCTCCCGATCATCAGCGCCGATGAACGACTCGCGCAGCGCAAAGGCATCAAGGGCGTCATCTTCGGCCGGTCTGGTATCGGCAAAACGTCACTTTTGTGGACCCTGGATGCCCAGACCACGCTTTTTCTGGACCTGGAGGCTGGCGATCTTTCCGTTGAAGGCTTGGAGATCGACACGCTAAGGCCGCGCACATGGAAGGAGTGCCGCGATTTCGCGGTGTTCATCGGTGGACCAAACCCCGCACTTCGCGACGACCAGCCTTATAGCGAGGCGCATTTCGCGGAAGTGTGCAGCCGGTACGGCGACGCCGCGGTAATCGAAAAGTATCAAACCGTCTTTATTGACTCGATCACCGTGGCCGGCCGGCTCTGCTTTCAATGGTGTCGCGGGCAACCGGAAGCTTTCTCGGACAAAACTGGCAAGGCCGACATTCGCGGTGCCTATGGGCTCCATGGGCGCGAAATGATCGCCTGGCTCACGCATCTGCAGCACACGCGCGGCAAAAATGTCTGGTTTGTAGGAATCCTTGACGAGAAGCTTGATGACTTCAATCGCAAGGTTTTCCAGCCGCAGATCGACGGCAGCAAGACTGGCCTCGAACTGCCAGGCATCGTCGATCAGGTCGTCACTATGGCTGATATCCCCGATGCAGATGGCAAGCCGCAGCGGGCATTTGTCTGTCAGACGCTGAACATGTGGGGGTTTCCGGCCAAGGACCGCTCAGGCCGTCTTGAGTTGGTCGAACCCCCGCATCTTGGCCGCCTTATGGAAAAGATCCAACGCCCGTCTCGGCCGGCTTCTGGGCGGCTCGCATGGCCTGTGGTGACCCCGGCCGATCCCTCGAACGAGTCTGACCGCGGCTGAAAAGCCTGCAGCGGCACCCGGTGTCCCGATCGGGGCTCCGGGTTGGCTTTTCCCATTCGACGCCCCTGAGCGTCCCCCATCAACACACACGGAGCCGCGCAATGACCGGACCATGGAACGACTTCAACTCGGCGCAATCGAACACCAACGTCATCCCGAAAGGCACGATTGCCAAGGTTCGCCTGACCCTGCGTCCCGGCGGCTTTGACGATGCCTCGCAGGGGTGGACTGGAGGATGGGCGCGTCGCGCCACGACCGGCGCCGTCTATCTCGATGCCGAATACACAGTTCTTGAGGGCCCTTATGCCCGTCGCAAGATTTGGTCGCTGATCGGGCTCTACAGCCCGAAGGGACCGGAGTGGGGCAACATGGGGCGTGGCTTGGTTCGGGGCATGCTGAACTCTGCACGCGGCGTGTCTGACAAGGACAACTCTCCCGAGGCTCAGCTCCGCCGCCGGATCAACGGCTTTGGCGATCTTGATGGACTTGAGTTTGTCGCACGCATTGACATCGGCCAGGACACAAACGGCGACGACAAGAACGAGATCCGCGCCGCCGTGACGCCGGATCATCGGGACTATGCCGCGGTGATGGGTGCGGAAAACCCGCAAACGCCTGTGGCCTTGTCGCAGGGCTATGCGCCCCAGCAGTTCGCCAGTGCCCCCCAAACCATTCAGTCCGCTTCCGCGCCCGGTCATTCCGGTCGGCCGAGCTGGGCGAAGTAAGGGGGAGTGGCCATGCGTTTGCGTCCCCGCCAAAAGACATTCGTCGATCGCAGCCTGGCTGCGCTCGCCGGCCGCGGCAACACACTGGGTGTCGCGCCAACCGGCGCGGGCAAAACGGTCATGCTCTCGGCAGTGACCGGTGAGATGATCGGCGACGGTGCCAAGGCTTGCGTGCTCGCGCATCGTGACGAGCTGACTGCGCAGAACCGCGCCAAGTTCCAGCGCGTGGTGCCGGGTGTCGCCACATCGGTAATTGATGCGAGCGAGAAATCTTGGGGCGGACAGGTCGCCTTCGCGATGGTTCCCACCCTGGCACGCGCCTCGAACCTCGCCGACATGCCGCGCCTTGATCTGCTGGTCATCGACGAAGCCCATCATGCCGTTGCCGACAGCTATCGCCGCATTATTGACCGGGTCCGCGAGGCCAATCCCGATGCCCGCATCTTCGGGGTCACAGCGACACCGAACCGGGGCGACAGGAAGGGACTGCGTGAGGTCTTCGACAACGTCGCCGACCAGGTGCGGCTGGGCGAGCTCATCGCCTCTGGCCACCTCGTGCCGCCGCGCACCTTCGTCATCGACGTCGGCGTGCAAGACGAGCTGCGGTCAGTCCGCAAGTCGATGTCGGATTTTGACATGGCTGAGGTGGCTGGGATTATGGACCGCGCCCCTGTGACCGACGAAGTGATCCGCCACTGGAAGGAGAAGGCGGGCGACCGGCAGACTGTAGTGTTCTGCTCCACCGTCGCCCATGCCGAGCACGTCACCGATGCATTCCGGGCGGCGGGTGTTTCCGCCGCGCTGATTCACGGCGACCTCGCGGCTGAGACCCGCAAGGCGATCCTTGCCGACTACGCCGAGGGCAGCATCCGCATTATCGTGAATGTGGCCGTGCTGACCGAAGGTTGGGATCACCCGCCCACCTCCTGCGTCGTACTGCTGCGCCCCAGTTCCTACAAGTCCACGATGATCCAGATGGTTGGCCGGGGACTGCGCACGGTTGACCCGGAGGAACACCCGGGCGTCGTCAAGACAGACTGCATTGTGCTGGATTTCGGTACATCAAGCCTGATCCACGGCACACTGGAACAGGACGTCGATCTCGAGGGCAGGACAGAGGGTGGCGACGCGCCCACCAAGACCTGCCCCTGTTGTGAGGCGGACATTCCTCTCGCTTCCACGGAATGCCCGCTCTGCGGTGAGGCCTTCCCACGTGAGGAGGAGGGGGCCGGCGAAGGCAACGCTGCTGCGCCTTTGTCAGGCTTCATGATGACCGAAATTGACCTCTTGGAGCGCTCGAGCTTCGCTTGGGTCGATCTCTTCGGAACCGACGCCGCATTGATGGCGGCAGGCTTCAATGGCTGGGGCGGCATCTTCTGGAAAAATGGTGTCTGGTACGCGATCGGTGGGGCCAAGGGCGTGCGTCCGCATCTTCTTGGCATCGGCGAGCGCACTGTGTGCCTGGCTCAGGCGGATGACTGGCTGAACACCCACGAAACCGATGAGAGCGCCTTCAAGACGCGCGGCTGGCTGGGGCAGCCCCCGACTGAAAAGCAGCTGAAATACCTGCCGCCTGAATGCCGACAGGACTTTGGCCTGACGCGCTATCGTGCCTCGGCGCTTATGACCTTCGGTTTCAACAAGCAGGGCATCAGCCAGCTGATCAACAGCGCGGTAGCCCCGGACCGGAGGGCGGCATGATCCATGACGTTCTCCGCTCCCCTCAGCGCCGAGGAGCGGCGCAAGCTCTGGCATCCGCGTGGAACGCTGTGTGCTGTCTGCCGGCAACCCACCCGTGGTTTGGGTTGGTTCGACCCGGTTCGTTCGAGACGGCCCCGGCCATCGGTCTGGTTCTGCTCGATGCCCTGTCAGTCCTATTGGACGCGATTGGCCAAGGAGAGTTTCGCCATGGTTGATCTCACCGACGAAGAACATGCCGCGATCACAACCACCATGAAGCGCATGGCGCTGCTGATGGAGGAGATCGGCTGGGGCACTTCACTGGCCAATCTCTCTGAGGCGCAGGTGCGCTCGCTGATTGAGGAAGCCATCGAAGGCTTCCGGGAAGCCATGTCCGACATCGCAAAGGCGAACGCGCTGGAGGTGCCATTTTGACCTTGGACTTCAACCACAAGCCCAGCTTTGCCGACCGTATCAATGAAGCTGTGGACGGCGCACTCACCGCCGATCAGGCCACGCGGACGCCCCGCGATTATCTTGGAGGGTCCCGCCTCGGTCATGCCTGCGAACGCGCACTGCAATTCGAACTCACGGCAACACACAAGGACGATGGCAAGGACTTCAGTGGCCAGTCGCTGCGCATCTTTGCCATCGGGCATGTCCTTGAAGACCTCGCTGTCGCCTGGCTGAGGCAGGCAGGGTTTGATCTCTTCACCCGCAAGGGCAATCGCCCTGATGGTGGTCAGTTCGGCTTCTCGGTCGCGGGCGGACGCATTCGGGGCCATGTCGATGGCATCATTGCCGATGGCCCCGATGGCTTCGGGCTTGCTGTTCCCGCTCTCTGGGAATGCAAAACCATGAACGCGAAGAACTGGCGGGCCTGCGTCAAGGACGGCGTGACCAAGTCGAAACCGGTCTACGCCGCCCAGATCGCGGTCTATCAGGCTTACATGGAAACGAGCGTGCCCGGCATCAGCACCGCGCCTGCGCTCTTCACGGCGATCAACAAGGACACAGCAGAACTGCACCACGAACTGGTGCCTTTCGACGCCGACCTCGCGCAGCGCATGTCCGACAGGGGCGTGCGGATCCTGCAGGCGACTGATGCGGGCGAGTTGCTGCCTCGCATCGCGACCACGTCCGACTTCTTCGAATGCCGCTTCTGTCCGTGGTCTGACCGCTGCTGGGGGTTGCCCGTATGAGCGACGACAGCATCCTGCATTTCAACCCGTGGATGGACTTCAACGACGGCCCACCGTCTGGTAACCCCTTTGGCTGCGATCCCGAACCAGAGCAGGTCGCCATCTTCCTCGACACGGTGTTTAGCTGGTGTGAGGGGCTCATCCCGCTGAGGGGCTTTGTCGACAAAGGGCAAGGCCGGGATGGCAAACCGCATAACATCTGGATCTCGGCCGACGACACCGCGCCCGAAAAACTCGCAACCTTCGCTGCCTGGGCAAACCGCGAGGGCGCGGCTGTCTATGTTATCCCGGGCACAGTTGCCGAGCAGGGACAGGCCCGTGCCGCAGATGTTCTGCAGATGCAGGCCATTATTGTTGACCTCGATGCTGGCGACATTCCCGCCAAGCTCGAGCATGTTACCCGCCACCTCGGAACGCCCACCCTCTTGATTGAAAGTGGCGGCCGCACGCCTGAAGGGGCGGCCAAGCTTCATGTGTGGTGGAAATTGACAGAGCCGGTGGAGGGCGAGGACCTCGTCACCCTGTGCCGTTTGCGGGGCGACATCGCCGTAAAGGTTGGTGGCGATACCCATTTTCGCTCAGCGCACCAGCCGATCCGGGTCCCAGGCACAGTTTATCATAAGCACGGGCACCAGCGCCTCGTGCAGATCCGCGAACATCGCGACGTCGAGATTGAGCTTTCGGATTTGGCCGAACGGGTCGCCGAAATGCCGCCGCTGCCTGGTGTGGGCTTCGCGAGCGATACCACATCTGTGCCCTCCAAACCCACACTAGAGGCCGTGTTGACGACGCCGGTCCGGGAGGGCGCTGCTGACGACTGGTCACGATTTCAAGGCGCCAGCGCTGCTATCGGACATTATGTTCGTCTGGTCCATGAAGGCCGCTTGGATCCGCTGGAAGGCTGGGAAGCCATCTGCGGCTACAACGCTGCCATGCTGCGCCCGTCCTGGCCGCTGGACCGACTGCAGGCCGAGTCCGAGCGTCTCTGGGCGCTACATGTCAAAAGAAACGGCCCACCGCTCCTGCGACTGCCCCGTGCGGATACACCTGCCGGGCCATTGCCGGCCTTCAGTCTAGGTGCACTGCTGGATGATACCAGCCCGATGCCCGAGGACATCATTGGGCCACGTGTTCTGACGCCTGGCGGTCTTCTTGTGCTCGGCGGCGCACCCAAGGTGGGCAAGAGCGATTTCCTGATTTCCTGGCTCGTGCACATGGCTGCTGGCGTGCCGTTCCTCGGCTTCACGCCGCCCCAACCGCTGCGCGTTTTCTACCTTCAGGCCGAAATCCAGTATCACTACCTGCGCGAGCGCATACGCCAGATAGCGCTGCCGGCCGCCGTCATTACCGCTGCGCGCGATACCTTCATCGCCACGCCAAAGCTGAAAATCCTGCTTGATGCAGAGGGCGTCGCCCGTGTGGCCGATGCTATCCGGGCCGCCTTTCCAGAGGCGCCGCCTGACGTCATTGTCATCGACCCGATACGCAATATCTTCGATGGCGGCCCTGAGGGGGGCGGTGAGAACGACAACACCGCCATGATGTTCTTCCTGAGGGACAGGGTGGAGCCCCTGCGCGAGGCTGTCAATCCGGACGCCGGCATCATTCTCGCCCACCACACCCGGAAAGCGTCGAAGACACAGGTGAAGGAAGACCCTTTCCTTGCGCTCTCGGGCGCAAGTGCGCTTCGGGGCTTCTACACCTCCGGGCTTCTTATGCATCGGCCGGAGGAGGAGAGCAGCGCACGTCGGCTGGAAATCGAGCTTAGGAACGGCCCCGCGCTACCAGGCAAGCTCATCGACAAGGTAAATGGTGAATGGGTCGAATTGAACCCGATGAACGAACGCCTGGTGCGGAAGGAAGTGGGCGCACGCTTCGATGCCGAACGCCTGCGCAAGCACGACGTCATCCTAGGCATGTTGCTCGATGAAGCTGCCAGCGAACGCCTCTACACCGGAACGCAGTTCGCTGAGAGCTTCGAGAACCAGAGCGGTCTGGGCAGCAAGCACACCATCCGCGAGCGCCTCAGCGTGCTGGCAACCAAAGGTTTCGTGAAATTCCTGCGCGATCCGTCCGAGTTTGGTTACCCCATGACCCGGTCACGATTTGGCTACCTCTGCGTCGAAGGCATGCAGTTCGGCACGCCCATCGACCATGTCGATCCGATCACTGGGGAGATCACCACAAAGGCCCGCCCGGTGCTGCCGAGCCACTTCAAATGCCCCCAATCCGGGGTCTCGCTGCAGGTCGAAAACCCCACTGTCTGGGTCTACCCGGAGGGTGCTGAAGACGACCCATCTCATATGAGTGAGGCCTAACTCATATGACATCGGTATGTGTGAGCTCAATAAAATCAATGTGTTACCATATGATATGTCTTTGGCGCCTATGTCATAGCCGAAGACTTCCTGAAGTCATTTTTTGTAATGATTTCAGTATATTGGCCGTTCAGGAGCAGTTAGGTGCTAAACCCCCATACTACGTATGGGGAGGCCACCCCCTGGGGTTGGCCTCTCCTCCCGTGCGTCAGGCCCAATCGCGGGGGCCACCACTTGGTGCGGATTGCATTCTGATCCGACGACGGCGGCCGGTACCGCCAAGCATCAACCGCCGTCGTCTTCCACCCGAGCAGCCAACCAGAAGAGGAGGCCGCACATGGCTGACCCGACTCTCCCTAGCGTCAATCCTGATGCAACCCTGAAAACGCCGTCACGGTCCGAACCGGCACGCACGATCCTTGCACTTGATCTCGGCACCACTACTGGCTGGGCGCTTCGTGGCTTCGACGGCCTGATCACCAGTGGCACCGCATCGTTTAAGCCCGGCCGCTATGACGGCGGCGGCATGCGCTTTTTGCGTTTCACGAACTGGCTGACAGAACTCGATAGGTTGTCCGGGCCAATCTCGGCGATTTGGTTTGAGGAAGTGCGCCGCCACGCAGGCACTGACGCGGCCCATGTCTACGGTGGGCTGATGGCCTCACTGACCAGTTGGGGCGAATTGCGCGGCACTCCCTACGAGGGAGTGCCGGTGGGCACGATCAAACGCCATGCCACTGGCCGCGGCAATGCTCCCAAAGAGGCCATGATCGCCTCGGCACGTGCCCGCGGCTACTGCCCGGCGGACGACAACGAGGCCGATGCGATCGCCATCCTGCACTGGGCCCTAGACACCCGGGGAGGTGTGGCATGAGGCTCTACCCCAAAGGTTACGGTGGCCAGCGCAGAGATCCTGAGCAGGTAAAGCGCGACGGTTGGCACGAACAGGGCCTGCTTGCTGTCAGCATCGACGATCATCGGTTAACCTGGCCGGAGCTTGCGCTGGTCGAACAGCTGGGCTCCAAGCTCTACGGCAAGCGGAGCCCGGCAAAGGAGGCGCGCCATGGTTGACCGCACCTGGACCGCCGACGACGTCGCCGATCATTTCGAGGAGGCGTTCCGAACCCTGCGCAAGCTGCCGCTGGTAAGAGTGCAGGGATATTTCAACGCCTGGCCCGACATCGTGCGGTCGGAAAAGGAGATCCTCGCGATGGAGCCGCAGCCGATGCGGGTCTGGCCTTCGACCTCTGCGATCACCCGGCTTGAGCAGACGTTCGATTGGGTGCTCTGGATTGATGAGGCCGAGCGCAGGCTGGTCTGGTGGCGGGCAGCCCGCCGCTCCTGGAAGGAGATCACCTACGAATTGGGCGTCGATCGCAGCACCGCTTGGCGGCAGCACAAGCTTGCGCTGACCAAGATAGCAGCCCGGCTAAATGCTGCAGGTGCATAAAGTGTTGCAACACTTTTCCTTTCGACATTTGCAACAAATTCATGCTATCTGAAAGGCATGATGGGGAGAGTGCGTCGGGAAGACGTATCTCCCCTTTTCTGTTCTGGACTTGGGTGGTCGAAGCAGTGCAACCGGTGATCGGCTTTCCGAAAAACTGTCTCCGCACAAAATGATCCGCCTCGCAACCCATTGAAATTGAATGGGTCCCTCCTGTTCGTGACCGTATTCGGGGGGGCGAGGCCCGAGGGTTTCCCAGTGACACCCCTGAAAACACCCGTTTCGTTTCGCTTTCACACGACACCCAACAAAACAAAGGCCTGACGGTCTGACACAACCCGCCTGAACCGAAACGGGGAGCCGACCCCATTTCGCTTTGCGAACCTCGAGTTCGCGCATCAAGCATCCTCAAGGACATCACCATGGACGTCGTCGACCTGCCGCTCGAGCAGATCATTCCCTATGCGCGCAACCCGCGCCGGAACGAGCAGGCGATTGCGACGGTCGCGGCGTCGATCCAGGAATTCGGGTGGCGCCAGCCTATCGTTGTCGACGAGGCGATGGTGGTTCTCGCCGGGCACACGCGGCTGGAAGCGGCGCGCAAGCTCGGGTTCAAGACTGCGCCGGTGCATGTGGCCAAAGGGCTGACGACGTCCCAGGCGCGGGCCTTCCGGATCATGGACAACCGTTCCAGCGAAAACGCCGAGTGGGACAAAGACCTTCTGAACCTCGAACTGGCGGATCTGCTTGAGGCGGATTTTGACCTCGGGCTGACGGGCTTCACAGACGACGAATTGAACGCGCTGATGAACAGCCTCGAGGACCGCGCCGGCCCGCAGGAGGGTGAGGACGATGTTCCAGACCCCCCCGAGGATCCGATCAGCCGCCCGGGCGATCTCTGGATCCTTGGTAACCATCGGCTGCTCTGCGGCGACAGCACCGTGGCCACGGATGTCGAGAGAGTGCTGAACGGCGTAAAGCCGCTGTTGCTTGTCAGCGATCCACCGTACGGTGTGGAATACGATCCCAGCTGGCGCAACCAGGCGGGCGCGGCCAAGACCAAACGCACGGGCAAGGTGCTGAATGACGACCGCGCTGACTGGCGCGAGGCCTGGGCGCTCTTCCCCGGCGACGTCGCCTACGTCTGGCACGGTGCTTTGCATGCAGCGACAGTGGCCGAAAGCTTGGAGGTCGCAGGCTTCACCATCCGGTCCCAGATTATCTGGGCCAAGGATCGGCTTGTCCTGAGCCGGGGTGATTACCACTGGCAGCACGAGCCCGCTTGGTATGCCGTGCGCAAATCCGGCAAGGGCCACTGGGCCGGGGACCGCAAGCAGACGACGCTCTGGCAAATTGCCAACAAGGATCAGGACGAGAAAACCGTCCACGGGACGCAGAAGCCGGTGGAATGCATGCGCCGCCCGATCCTGAACAACTCGAGCCCGGGTCAGGCAGTCTATGAGCCCTTCATGGGATCAGGAACTACGCTGATTGCGGCCGAGACGACTGGCCGCGTCTGCTACGGCATCGAGTTGAATCCGGCTTACGTTGATGTGGCGGTTGCGCGCTGGCAGAAATTTACAGGCAAGCAGGCCATTCTTGACGGCGGAGAGCAGACGTTCGATGCCCTGAAAACTAAACGTGTGGCCGCATGAAACAGTCCCGTCTCATGTCGATGGTTGAGGCCATCACCAACGTGGTCGTCGGCTATGGCGTCGCGGTTCTGACGCAGATACTGATCTTTCCGATCTTTGGGCTGCAAACGACGTTGGGACAAAATCTTGCTATGGGCGGGATATTCACGATCGTCAGCCTGCTCCGATCGTTCGCTCTGCGGCGGTTCTTTGAGTCCTTCCGCGTTGCCGAGCGACGCAGTTAGATCAGGCCGAGGCCTTTCAGGCAGCTGGCTGTGTCCATCAGCTGATGGGTCGGGACCTCGACCGTGATGGTGAAGCTGTCCGCAAAGGTTCTGCAGTAAACGCCGCCATCGTCCATCAATGCCATTTCGATCTCCTCAAGGACGACGGTTATGCGGCTGCGGTCAAAATGCTCGGGCAGGTTTCGGATGGGGAAGCGAATGCTGGTGGTTTCCATGGGGTTCACTCTGCGTGCTCGCCTTCCTTGAAGGCGCTGTCGGTGATGCGCTTCAGGAGCTCGGCGTAGTAGTCAAGGTTGCCGACATGGCCCCAATGAACCTCGTCGGGGTGGGTGTCGAAGTGATCGTCGCTCAGCGCCTGTAGCCGCGCGAGCATCGTGTCGATCGCGGCCTTCTTGGCGATGAACGCGTCTTGGGCTGTCGGGCGGTGGCTCATCTGGAGGCGTCCTGAATGCGTTTTCTGCTGTCTTGAGCTTCGCTCTAGTGGTCAGGCTTATCCAGTGAGTTCGACGCAATTACATATAGTTAATCGAAGGTTCGGGGGCGCGCATGTCGACAGCCACACAGCCCATCGGCGTGATCGCGCGGCTGCTCGACCTTTCGGAACGGCGGGTCCAGCAACTGAGCCGCGAGGGCGTGATCCCGAAAGCTGAGCGTGGCCAGTATGATCTGATCGGGTCTGTGCGTGGCTATGTCCGCTATCTGCGCGATCAGGCGCTGAAGGCGCAGGCGGGCGCGCCAGACTATGCCGCTGAACGTGCGCGGTTCATCCGAGCGCGGGCTGACCTCGCCGAGATGGAGGCCGAAGAAAAGCGCTGCTCCCTGATCGCGGCCGAACAGATCGAGGTGGCCTGGATCGCAGTGTTGGCGCTCTTGCGCACCCGCCTGCTGGCACTGCCGGACCGGCTGGCACCTCAGGCCTTTGAACAATCAACCGTCGGAGACACCCGGAACCTGATCCGCGCCGCCATCCGCGAGGTGCTCGATGATCTCGCGCAGCCAGACATTGAACTTGACGCCGATATTGACCTTGCAGGGGTCACCGATCCTGAAGCGGACTGTGGCGAAAGCACTGGCAGTTCTGAAGCCGCCGCCGGATCTGACGATCAGCGATTGGGCCGATCAGAACCGCCGGCTGAGCTCTGAGGCCAGCGCCGAGCCCGGCCAGTGGCGCACGAGCCGCGCCGAATACCAGCGCGGGATCATGGATGCGATTTCGGATCCGGCGGCCGAAACCGTCGTGATCATGTCGAGCAGTCAAATCGGGAAAAGTGAGTCGATCCTTAATATGGTCGGCTATCACATCGACCACGATCCGGCGCCGATCATGGTGGTGATGCCGACCGAACGGGATGCCGAAACCTGGTCGAAAGACCGCTTCTCGCCGATGGCGCGGGACACGCCCTGCCTGCAGGGCAAGATCGCCGATCCGCGTTCGCGGGATGGCAACAACAAGATCCTGCACAAGCGGTTCCCGGGCGGGCATCTGACCATCGTCGGGGCCAACGCACCCTCGGGACTTGCGAGCCGACCGATCCGGCTGCTGCTTTGCGACGAGGTCGACCGCTATCCGTTCAGCGCAGGGGCCGAGGGCGACCCGGTCAACCTCGCGAAAAAGCGGACGGTGACGTTCTGGAACCGCAAGATCGTGCTCGTGTCGACGCCGACGAACAAGGGCGCGAGCCGGATCGAGGTGGCCTTTGAGGAAAGCGACCAGCGCCGGTTTTGGGTCCCGTGTCCCGCGTGTGGCGCAGAACAGTTGCTGACCTGGGGCCAGGTCAAATGGGACAAGGACGAGAACGGCGGCCACCGCCCGGAAACCGCGCGCTACCACTGCGCGGACTGCGAAGCCGTCTGGAAGGATGAGACCCGCTGGGCCGCAATCTCGAAGGGCCGCTGGATCGCGGATGCGCCGTTCAACGGGACTGCAGGGTTCCATCTAAATGAAATCTATTCGCCGTGGGTGCGGCTCGAGGCCATGGCCAAGGCGTTTCTATCGGCGCGCGCCGGTGGGGACGAGACGATGAAGACCTTCATCAACACCTCCCTCGGCGAGACCTGGATGGAAAGCGGGGAGGCCCCGGATTGGCAGCGCCTGCAGGGTCTGAAGGAAGATTGGCGTGCAGGCACGGTGCCGGCGGGCGGGTTGTTCCTGACTGCCGGGGTCGACGTCCAGAAAGACCGGATCGAGGTTGATGTCTGGGCATGGGGCAAAGGCCTGCAAAGCTGGCTCATTGATCACATCGTCATCGACGGCGGCCCGGGCGATCAGGCGTGCTGGCAGAAACTGACTGACCTACTCGGCCGAACTTGGGTTCACGCTAGTGGCACGCCGATGACAATCGCGCGGCTCGCGATCGATACCGGCTATGAAACCGCAGCCGTCTACGCTTGGGCGCGTCAGGTTGGCTTTGCGCAGGTCGCACCTGTTAAGGGCGTTGAGGGCTTCAATCGGGCAAGCCCGGTGACGGGGCCGACGTTTGTCGACGCGACGATCGCGGGCAAACGTCTGCGCAGGGGGGCGCGGCTTTGGACCATCGCCACCTCGACTTTCAAGGCCGAGACCTATCGTTTCCTGCGGCTCGATCCGCCGGAGATCACCAGCCCGGGGGATGGGGAGCGGTTTCCTCCCGGCTTTCTTCATCTGCCGGGCTGGGTCGACGCTGAATGGCTGAAACAGCTCACGGCCGAGCAGTTGGTGACGGTCAAGAACAAGCGCGGGTTCGCTAAGCTCGAATGGCAAAAGCTGAGGGAACGCAACGAAGCACTCGACTGCCGTGTCTATGCGCGGGCAGCCGCTTGGATCCTCGGAGCCGATCGCTGGTCAGACGCGAGGTGGGAAGAACTCGCGGCGCAGTTTGCGGTCGCTGATGGCAGGGGCACGGCCTCTACCACAGGCCCGCAATCTGTACGCAACGCACAGGTGCGCCGCGTTTCGCGGTCAACATACATGGGATGAGTTTGGGCATGGCGGATCTGGCGACACTGAAACTCCGCCGGGAGGCCCTAACCTCGCAGCGCGCCTCGGGCGTTGCTCGCGTCAGCTACGACGGCAAAACGGTGGACTATCGCAGCCTTGCCGAGATCGACCGGGCCATCGAAGCGCTCGATCGTGACATCGCCTTGGCAGAGGGCCGGCGGATTGTGCGGCAGGTGCGCGTGACAACGGCCAAGGGGCTCTGACAGAGATGGGGATGTTTGACCTGTTTCGCCGCTCCAAGCCAGGCGGCCCTGAAGCCATGCGCGCGCGTCTCGAAGGGGCGATGGCCAAGCGCCGCCTGCGCGGCTGGAACCCGCCGCTCGAAAACATCAATGCGTTGGTCGCCTCTGGCGGGCCCAGACTGCTGGCCCGCTCGCGTGAACTGGTGGTGACCAACGGCTATGCCGCCAATGCTTGCGAGGCTTTCGCAGCAAATCTCGTCGGCGACGGCATCAAACCGTCTTCGCTCATTACGGATGCGGCACTGCGTGACCGGGTCCAGAAGCTCTGGCTCGCCTGGACTGACGAAGCCGATGCCGATGGGCTGACCGATTTCTACGGCCTGCAGGCCATGGTCGCGCGCGAGATGTTTGTTGCGGGCGAGTGCTTCGTTCGCCTTCGGCCCAGACGGGCGGAAGACGGGCTGCTGGTTCCACTGCAATTGCAGCTTCTGCAATCCGAGATGCTGCCGTTTGAGAAAACCGAAACGGATCCAAACGGGAACCGTATCCGCTGCGGGATCGAGTTCGACCTGATTGGGCGGCGAGTGGCCTATCACTTCCGCCGCCGCCATCCGGGCGACAGCACGGATCAGCGGGTGGCGGTGCCAGATACTGTCCGCGTGCCAGCCGAAGAGGTTCTGCACATCTATCGGCCGATCGATGCGGGTCAAATACGGGGCCTGCCGCATGTAGCTCCCGCCATGGTGCGGCTGTTCCTTCTCGATCAATACGATGACGCTGAACTCGACCGCAAAAAGACCGCGGCGATGTTCGCGGGCTTCATCACCAAGACGGCACCCGAAGACCCGATGATGGGCGAAGGGGCAGCTGATCTCGATGGTGCCGCCATTGCGAGCCTTGAGCCCGGCACCATGCAGGTGCTGTTGCCCGGCGAGGATGTGAAGTTCTCGAGCCCCGCCGATGTGGGCGGGGGCTATGAGGCGTTCCAATACCGCACGCTGCTTGCGGTCTCGGCCTCGCTGGGGCTGCCGTATCACCTCGTCACCGGCGACGTTCGGCAGGCGAACTATTCGAGCCTGCGGGCCGAACTGGTGGAGTTCCGCCGCCGCGTTGGCCAGTTGCAGCATGGGGTCATGGCCCATCAGCTTTGCCGTCCCGTTTGGCGGCGCTGGCTGGACACGGTCGTGCTCTCGGGGGCTCTGGATGCAGATCCTGTCACGGCTCGGCCGGTTCAATGGATCCCGCCCCGGTGGGATTGGGTGGATCCGTTGAAGGACATTCAAGCGCAGGTGCTGGCAATGGAGGCCGGGCTAACCTCGCGGCGCAAGGTGGTCGAGGCCACCGGCTACGACATCGAAGAGGTTGATCGCGAGAACGCAGCGGATGCCAAGCGCGCATCTGATCTGAGACTGACCTATCGCGCCAGTCCCGGCGAGACGCAGGGCGCGCGCGCCACACCAACTGGGATCCCTGACCCGAATACCCCCAACGAGGACGGCAGCGGGTCGTCCACGACACCGCAGCAGGAGTAAACTCATGAAATCCTGGTACTCGATCCGTGCCCGCGCGTCAGGCACGGAAGTGCTGATCTATGACGAAATCGGCGCTTACGGCGTCACGGCGAAAGGCTTTCTGGCAGAGCTGGGCGCGCTGCCCGACGATGCGGCGATCGACCTGCGCCTCAACAGCCCTGGCGGCTCGGTCTTTGATGCTGTCGCAATTTACAACGCGATCAAACGCCATGTGGGTGAAATCACCGTCTGGATCGATGGGATCGCGGCCTCAGCGGCGAGCTATATCGCCATGGCAGGTGACACCATCGTCATGCCGGAAAACGCCTTCCTGATGATCCATGACCCCTCGGGGCTGGTCATGGGCACGGCCGAGGATATGCGGTCAACGGCCGAGGCGCTCGACAAGGTGAAGGGCAGCCTGATCCAAGGCTATGCGTCTAAGTCTGGAAAGCCGGATGACGAGATCGCCGCTCTGATGGCGGCAGAGACCTGGCTCGATGCCAAAGACGCACTGGATTTCGGGTTTATCGATCGCATCGCCGAGCCGGTGAAACTCGCCGCGTCCTTTGATGTGGCGCGGTTCCGCAACGCCCCGCCGGAAGTGGTGGACGCGGCAAGTGAACCCGATGAGCCTGCAATCCCGGAGCCGCAGGCCGAGCGTGTTGCCGACGCCAACACCCAGCCTGACCTCGCAAAGGTTGAACCTGAAGAACCGCCTTCGGGCGACGATAATCTAATGGCCTCGGATGCCGTCGGGATCCGCGCCCAGGCCATCGCCCATGCACGGGCCGTGATCGATCTCTGTCGCCTTGCAGGCCAGCCGCAGATGGCTGGGCGATTCCTCGAAGAGGATGCCAGCCTGGACGAGGTCCGCAACCTGCTTCTGGCGGCAAAGGCCGAGGCAACTCCCGACATCACCGCTGCGCATGCCCAGCCCGGGCGGGTGGCCACCACAAATCCCTGGGGCGAGGTCATCGCCCGCACCTTCAAGACGAAAGGATAAGCGTCCATGACCACGCTCACTGAAGGCAAACACGCGGGCGGCTTCCTCGTCTGGGAAGTCCTGCGCGATTACACCCGAGAAACCGTCACCATCACTTCCGGTGCTGGAAAGCTCGAGCCTGGGACCGTTCTCGGAAAGATCTCCACGGGCGGTAAATACACCGGGCTCGCACCGGCGGCGACGAACGGCAGTCAGAATGCCGCTGGCATTCTCTGGGCGGGCGTTGACGCGTCAGCCGCCGATGCCTCTGGTGTCGTCGTACTGCGCGGCCCTGCCATCGTCAGCCGACACCAGATCGGTTGGCCTGCGGGCGCGACCGAGGCGCAGATCACGACTGCAACCACCTCCCTCGCTGCGCTCGGCATCGTGCTGCGCTGACCCTTCCACTGAAAGGACACACCCATGGCAACCATGGACATCTTTGAGGGCGACGCCTTCAGCATCATCGAGCTCACCCGGGCTCTGGAAAACATCCCGTTCAAACCGGCAATCCTGTCGGGTGCAGGCCTCTTCGGATCGCGTGGCGTGCGCCAACGCACCGTGATGATCGAAAGCCGCGATGGCACACTGTCGCTGATCCCGTTCTCAGAACGTGGCTCGGCCTATGAGAGCCAAGTGCCTGAGCGGCGCGACATGCGCGCCTTCGTCTGCCGTCAGTTCAAGAAGCAGGACGTGCTTTGGGCCTCCGAAATCCAGGCGATCCGCGACTTCGGTTCCGAGACTGCGACCCAGCAGGTGCAAACCGAAGTAGCCCGCAAGATGGGTCGCCTGCGCAACGACGCGGAAGCCACCTTCGAGTTCCACCTCTTCAACGGCATCCAGGGCGTGGTGAAGGACCCCAAGGATGGGGCCACGGTCGTCAACTACTACACCGAGTTCGGCATCACGCCGGCCGCGGAGGTTGACTTCGACCTCGACAACGCGACCCCCGCCTCGGGCGCCTTGCGCAAACGCTGCCAGGCGCTGATCGAAAGCGTCGAGGACAGCCTCGGCGGTCTTGCTGCGGGGCAGATTCAATTGCGCGCCGAATGCGGCTCGGCCTTCTTCGCCGATCTCGTTGCCCACAAGGAGGTGCGCGAGACCTATCTCAACACCGCTGCCGCTGCCGATTTGCGCGGGCGTGTGGGCGAAGAGGTCAGCTTCGGCGGCATTACCTTCCGCCGCTATCGCGGAGGCCTCGGTTTCGGTGTGCCGACGGATAAGGCGTATTTCTACCCCGAGGGGGTCGAGGGGCTCTTCGAGATCTACTACGCCCCCGCCGACACGTTCGAGACGGTGAATACGCTCGGCCTGCCGCTCTATGCGCGCATGATCCCAGACCGCGACCGTGACGAATGGGTGCGGCTCGAGATTGAAAGCAACCCGCTGCCGATCTGCACCCGTCCTCAGGTTCTGCGCTCTGCGCGGCGGACCTGATGACCGCCTTTGCAGACGCGCTGGGGGTTCTTTTTACCGACCCCAACATCTCGGTCGAGTTGTGGCATCGGGATGGTAAGGGGCAGTTCACCCGCGCGCGCGGCATTCTGCGACGTCCCGACGAAATTACAGAGTTTGGGTCGGCACGGCTGCTTTCTGACACCACCCGGATTGACGTTCGGGTGGTGGATATTCCTGATCCGCGCCCACAGGAACAGATCCTGATCGGGGAAGAGACCTTCCTGATCCAGGGCGAGCCGCGCCGTGACCGCGAACGGCTGATCTGGAGCATTGACCTTAACCCGGCGTGACCCCAGCATGAAACTGACGCTTGGCATTGATCTCAACTTGGTCGCAATGATGCAGGCGGAAATCAATGCGGGCGAGCGAGCGGTATCGGCAGCAATCCTTGAAGCGAGCTCGGGCCTCAAGTCAGACTGGCGCCGCCAGATCACCGGTGCGGGCCTTGGGGACCGTTTGGCGCGCACCATCCGATCGGCGCAATACCCCAAGGGCAAGGCCAGCCTCAATGCGGCGGCCCTCGTTTGGTCCAACGCTCCCATGATTGTGGGTGCACACGAAACTGGCCCACTCATTCGCTCAAAAAGTGGCCTATGGCTGGCCATTCCGACGGCAGCGGCTGGCAAGTCTACTCGGGGTGGTCGCATCACACCGAGAGAGTGGGAACAGCGTTTATCGATCGCGTGGTCCCAGCCTGCTGGTGGCAGAGGGCAGGCTCAACAGCCACGGCCTTGGCGTTGCCTCGCGCGCGAAAACCGGTCGCGGAATGGCTACGGTGCCAATCTTTCTGCTGGTTCGGCAGGTCAAACTTACCAAACGGCTGGATCTGTCACGGTCAGCCGAGACCGCAGTAAAGCGCATCCCCGGTGCGATTGCTGCGAACTGGATTGAAGGGAGGGGCTGGTGACACAACGAGAAACCATCCTCACCGCCCTGGCGGTTCTGTTGCGCACGATCCCGCATGTGCCGGTTTTGCGGGGCGAGGTCTTGCCGGACCGCATCCCACCCGCAGGGCTGATGATCTTGCGCGACGGTGAACCCGGCGAGCCGGAAGTGACACTGTCGCCGCTGACCTATCACTACCGGCACCGCGCCGAAATCGAGGCAGTTGTGCAGGGCGCGAACCGCGACGCCACCTTCGATGCCCTCTGCGCCAGCATCGGCGCCGTCATTGCTGCTGGCCGCACGCTGGAGGGGCTCTGCGACTGGGTCGAGGCCGAAGCACCGCAGCCCGTCGATCTGCCAGTTGAAGGCGCGGCCAGCCTGAAAGCGGCAGTCATCCCGGTCATCCTGCATTATTCGACGACAGACCCACTCGGGTGAGCTGCAAAACGCGTGTCTTCGCTCAGCAATTGCCGTAAAAGCCGCGAGAATAGCGGCAATATTCGGTGGCGACGCCCATGGAGATCATGGCTTCGGCGATGTCGCGGCCATTTGGCAAGAAACACTGGCCGACGAGGCGCTGGTAGCGATCAATGTCGACGAGCACACAGGTCAGAGGCTGGCCGCCGATCAAGCTGCGCATGGCCCGGGTGGCGGCAGAACCTCCACGCTCATTACGTTCTGGAGCATCAAGGCCCCACACGCGGATTGCGGGGTCGACCCCGCTCAAATGGAAGGTATCGCCGTCTGTGACGCGCGTCACAGTCCCTGAAAACTCTTCGGCGGTCGCCGATGTGGGCGCGAGCATCATGGAAATGCACGTCGCCATGACCGCAGCGTAAGAAAGGCCACGCGACGTCTGCGACCCGGCCAAGTCGGCCGTATATCTCGATAATCTGTTCATTCCGCACCCTTGTCGAGAAGATGGCAGGCTGCGCCGTGAACACAATCAATCTTTAGAGGGGAAAAGAGGATGGCACGAGCCCATGGGGCGCGGGCGCAAATGGCGCTGGCGTTCGAGACTGTCTATGGCACTGCGCCCGCGACAGGGTTCCGCACGGTGCCCTTTGCCAGCACCACGCTTGGGTCCGAGCAGCCCTTGATTGCCTCGGAGCTCTTGGGCCAAGGGCGCGATCCACTAGCCCCGATCAAGGATGCGGTCACGGCGGATGGCGATGTCGTCGTACCGATCGATGTTGAGAACTTTGGCCTCTGGCTGAAGGCCGCCTTCGGAGGTCCTACCACCACCGGCACGACGCCTAAGACCCACACGTTCCAGTCGGGGAACTGGTCGCTGCCGAGTATGGCGATCGAGACGGGCATGCCCGAAGTGCCGCGCTATGCGATGTACACGGGCTGCGTTTGCGATCAGCTAAGCTGGCAGATGTCACGGTCAGGGCTTCTGACCGCAACCGCGCGGCTGGTGGCGCAAGGGGAGAGCGCCGCCGCTGCAACGGCTGCAGGTACGACCACGGCTCTGGCGCAGCAGCGCTTTGGCCACTTCAACGGATCCATTACCCGCAACGGGACGCCGCTCGGCAATGTCATCTCGGCGGAGGTCACCTATTCCAACGGGCTCGATCGGATCGAGACCATCCGCGCTGACGGCAAGATCGAGGGCGCTGATCCCGGCATGGCGTCCCTGACCGGGCGGATGGAGGTTCGCTTTGCCGACACCGCCCTCATCACCCAAGCCCTGGACGGCACGCCTTGTGAGTTGGTCTTTGCCTATAGCCTTGGGGCAAGTGCCAGCTTCACCTTCACGGCCCATGCTGTCTACCTGCCGCGCCCTCGGATCGAAATCCCCGGGCCGCAGGGCATTCAGGCCACCTTCGAATGGCAGGCGGCCAAGGCCGCAAGTCCTGCGCGCCTTTGTACCGCCGTCCTCGTCAACACTGTCGCTTCCTACTGAGACACCCACCCATGCTGACACTTGATCTCACCAACGCACCCTTTTGGTGCGACCTCGCCCCCGGCGTACGCGTAAAGCTTCGCCCGCTCACCACGGCGCTGATGGTCGCGGCACGCAGCGACCCCGCGATTACCGACCTGCCGAAAGAGGCGAGGACGGAGGAGGCGGCATTGGCGATGGCCAAGGCACTGGCGCGCTCGGCGATCCTCGACTGGGAGGGGATTGGGGATGCCGAGGGCGAGCCATTGCCGGTAAGCCCTGATGCCATCGACGCGCTTTTGGATATCTGGCCGATCTTTGAGGCCTTCCAGAGCGTTTATGTCGCGAAGGGCCTGCTCTTGGACGCGGAAAAAAACGCCTCATCGCCCGTGCCGAGTGGGAGTTCGGCGGGGGCGACAGCTACTGCGCAGCCTGCGGAGCCGTCTGCCCTGACTGCCCTGCACGACTGAACCAGCCGCTCACACTTGAGGGCTGGCAGGTCTGGGACCTGGTCGGCCGCATGGGAGGCCAACTTCGCATCGTCCCCGGCGCGGTGATCGGTTGGGACATGAACGCGGCCTTTGCGCTTGGTGCGGCCTTAGGTGTGCCGGCCCCCGCTATCGCAGAACTCTTGCCCGCCGTCGAGGCGGTGATGGTGCGCTGCGTGAACGCGCAGATCGCCGCAAACCACGACTGACCTTCATCAACAGGACCTGTCCTCCCAATGGCCGAAAAACGCATCTCTGTCCGGCTTGCGGCTGTAGGCGGCCGTCAGGTTCGTGCCGAGCTTGAGGGAATCGGCGAGGCTGGCACCAAGGGCTTTGGTCGGTTGTCTTCAGAAATGGAGCGGGCGAACACGCGGCTTGCGGGTTTTGCAACAAAGGCCGGGATCGCTGTTGCGGCGATGACCGCCGCAGCAGCGGCGGCCGGTGTGGCGATGATCCGCTCGGGCCTCGACACGATTGGTGCGCAGGCTGACATGGCGGCCTCGCTGAAGACATCGGTGGAAAGCCTGCAGGTCCTGACCCTGGCGGGTGAATTGGCCGGGGTCTCACTGGGCGAGATCGAACAGGCGACGAAGAAGCTGACCACGCGGCTGTCTGAAGCCGCGTTGGGTTCAGGATCTGCTGTTGGGGCGTTGGAGCGGTTGCGTCTCTCGGCGCGGGATCTTCAGGTTTTGCCCTTGGATGAACGGATCGTCACGATCCAGGAGGCCTTGGCCCGACTTGTCCCTGAGGCGGAACGCGCGGCCGTGGCCTCGGACCTCTTTGGCGACAAGGCAGCGCTCGCCTTCTTGCGGATTGATCCTGCCACCTTGCGAGAGGCGGTCAAGGACGTGCGCGACTTCGGGGTGGCCGTGAGCGCGACCGATGCGGCACAGATCGAAAGGACGGGGGATGCGATTGCCAAGCTCAGCCTGATCTGGCTGGGCCTGACCAATCGCCTCACGGCGGCGGTCGCGCCTGCGCTGGAAACCATTGCCAATGCGCTTGGGGATGCGGCCCGTGGCACGGGCGTTCTTGGCCAGGCGGTGACGGCGGTCTTTGACAATCTGGGGCGGCTGACAACCTATGCCGCAACATTTGCCGCACTGATGGCCGGACGCTGGGTCGCGGGGCTGGCGGCGGCTGCGCTGTCGGTCAAGGGTCTGGCAACCGGGCTGGTGGTTTTGCGCGGCGCCTTGATCCGCACAGGGATCGGCGCGCTTATCGTCGGCGCGGGTGAGCTTGTTTACCAGTTCACCCAACTGGCGGGCAAAGTCGGCGGGGTTGGTGCGGCCTTCAGCCTCTTGCGCGACGTGGCGGCAGAGGCGTGGGATCGCCTGGCGCTGGCGGCCACAGCCGCCTGGCCCCGCGTCGAGGCGGGTTGGGCGGGCGCGCAAGCGGGGATTTACGACGGCCTGCAATCAGCGCTGTCGGCTGTTGTCGGCTGGGGCAATTCTGCGGTTGGGACCTTCCAAGGTGCCTTTGACGGGGTGAAGGCGATCTGGGGCGCGCTGCCACAGGCGATCGGGGATTATGCCTATCAGGCGGCGAATGGGCTCATCGGTGGCGTCGAGTCCATGCTGAATGCGGTGGTCACGCGCATCAACAGCTTCATTGAGGGGCTTAACGCAGCGCTGGCCCTCTTGCCTGACTGGGCTACCGGTGAGGGTGGTCTGAAGATCGGCACGCTAGAGGCGGTGGATCTTGGCGGGATTACCAATCCCTTCGAGGGCGCAGCCTCGGCTGCAGGTACGGCGGCGGCTGATGCGTTCCGTGCGGCCATGGGCGAGACTTACATTGAGACGCCGGATCTCTTCGGGGGCATGGCTGACGCTGCACGTGGCCGCGCGGCGGGATATGCCGAGGCCGCGGGTATGCTCTCTGAGGCAGCCTCCCGCCCGATGACAGCTTGGGAAGCCCTCAAGGCGGCGATCACCGGCGCCGGGACCGAGGGCGAAGACGCTTTGGCCGGCGCGGCCGCGGCGGCTGGTGCGCTCTCAGACGGGTTTGAAGATGCTGGCCAAGCCGCAGGTGGAGCAGGCGGCGCCGCCAAAAAGGCTGCCGAAGAGGCTGCAACCGGCTGGGCCCAGGTCACGAAATCCCTGGCTGACTATGCCAAAGGCGCGATGGATTGGGGCAAAGGGCTTGGCGAGACGCTGACCTCCGCCTTCTCCTCGGCGGAAAGCGCCTTCCGCCAGTTTGTCACCACCGGCAAGTTCGACTTCAAATCGCTGGTCTCCTCGATCTTGGCGGACCTTGCTACACTTGCCTTCAAGAACGCGGTTTTGGGCCCCTTGGCCTCAGCGCTTTCCGGCGTCTTCGGCGGTGGGATCTTTGGCGGTGGGGCAGCGGCTGCCGCAAACCCGATGGTGAATGCGAGCATCTGGCACACGGGCGGGATAGTGGGTGCGGGCGCACCGATGCGCGCGGTTCCAGTCACCGCATTTGCCGATGCCCCCCGCCTGCATTCAGGTGGCTGGGCAGGACTTCGACCTGATGAGGTTCCTGCGATCTTGCAGAGCGGAGAACGGGTGCTGAACCGTCGTGAGGCGGCTAGGTATGGACGTGGTGTCAGCGCTGGCACCGGCGTGACCGTGAACATCGACGCGCGCGGCGCGCAGATGGGGGTCGCCGAGCAGATCGATGCGCGGCTGCGGGCTGCCATCCCAGAAATCGCCCGCATCGCAAAGGAAAGCGTGGCCGACGGCCGACGCCGGGGTCAGGTGATCTAAAAACATGGCCATTCCTGTCTTGCCGCTGACGCTCGTGTCTTCGCTCGAGCGGCGCCTGGTCACGTCTGTGGCGGAGGCGCGCTCTCCGTTCACCGGCACGTCCCAGATCCAGGACTGGGGCGCGTCGTGGTGGGAGTACCAGATCGAGATGGCGGTAACCCAAGGGGCCAAGGCCCGGCGGCTTTCGGCCTTCTTCACCGCGCTTGGCGGATTGCGGGGTCGGTTCCTCTTCCCCGATCCCTCGATCGAGGTGCCGGTGGCGGCGGGCAATCCTTATGTGACCGAAGCCCAAGTCGCAGGAGCCTCCACCCTGCGCACTGCTGGATGGGGACTTGGTCTGCGCGCAGGGGATTTCTTCCAGCTGGGCGGCGATACAACCACGCGGCTCTATCAACTGACAGCGGACGTGACGCCCGTAGGCAGCGAGGCGACGCTCGTTTTCGTGCCGCCGCTCCGGGTGTCAGTGCCGGTCGGCACGCTCCTCGGCCTTGATGCCCCGTCGGTCCTGTTGCGGCTGACGGCCCCGGTCCCCTCGGTCATCGGTCGGGCGGATCAGCATCGCTTCACGATTTCCGCCCGCGAAGCCCTTTAACCAGCGAGGCGCTCTGATGAGCCGTGATTTGACCCTCGCCTTCGCCACCGCGCTGGCAGACCAAAGCCTTCTACCCGTCATCTTCTTCGGAGGGCAGTTCGCCACGGGCTGGGTGCGGATTTGGTCTGGTCTTGGGTCTATTACTTGGAACGGACAAACTTGGGCCGGGGCTGGTTCGCTGCTCGGCATCGGTGGCATTGATGAGACCGGCGAAGTCGTGGCCGGTGGAACGGCGGTGTCGCTGTCGGGCGTGCCGCTGGATCTCGTGCAAATGGCGATCGAGGAGGCGCGTCAGGGCCTCCCGGGTAGGATATGGCTGGGGCTTCTGGCCGAGAATGGCAGCATCATCGCTGATCCGGTTCAGGCCTTCTCCGGGCGGCTCGATGTGCCAGAAATCAAGGATGACGTTGATACCTGCACGATTACGATCAGCTATGAAAGCCGGCTCATTGATCTCACCGTCGCAAGAACGTGGCGCTATACCCATGAAAGCCAGCAGGTCTTATTCCCGGGCGATCTCGGCTTCGAATATGTGACCGCGATCCAGGACCGCGAAATCACCTGGGGGCGTGGATGATGCTCCTCCGCGTTGAAAACTGGGAACGCCTGCTTGCAGCGGCGATCGATACCGCACGGGCAAAGCCTTTCATCTGGGGCGTACACGACTGCCCCACCTTTGCTTTTGAAACGCGTATGATCCTCACGGGCGGCGCAGATATCGCTGTTCTCTGGCGCAGACGCTACACCACCGCACTCGGCGGAGAGCGTGTGATGCGCCGCCTGGGCTGGGCCTCGCTCGAGGACATGGGTCGCGCACTTTTAGGCGAACCGAGGCCAGCCGTGCTCCTCGCCCAACGCGGCGACATCGTTCTGGCCGACACTGGCCTCGGCTTCGGCATTTGCAATGGGGCCACAGCAGTTGGCATGGCCCCTAAAGGCCTCGTGACCGTTCCACTGACCTCTTGCCGACTTTCCTGGCCGATCTGACCTCGGAACCACATCCATGCCCTTCATTGTGACAGCCGTCACCGCGATCGCGGGGGCGATCAGCGGCGTACTGGCTGCAGGTGGCATTGGCGCAGCACTCTTGCGGATTGGCGGGACGCTTCTGCTGTCCTACGCGGCGCAGGCTCTCATGCCAAAACCGCAGACCACGATGCAGCCGCGAACAGTGACGATCCGCGAGCCCGTCGTGCCGCGCGACCTCGTCTACGGCCGCACTCGCAAGGGCGGGGTCATCGTCTTCCTGCACTCCTCGGGATCAGAGAACCAATACCTCGATCTGGTGATCGTGCTGGCCACGCATCGGGTCAAATCGATCGGCGCGATTTATTTCGAAGGCGAAGTGGCGGTGACTGCCGCCGGGACTGCGCAGGGCCGCTGGGCCGGAAAGGTCGTCGTCGAGAAGAAACTGGGCGCCGCAAACCAGACCGCCTTCGCGGGTCTGAAGGTCGCGCTGCCCGACAAGTGGACCGAGAACCATCGGCTGCGGGGCTGTGCCGCAATCCGGCTGCGGCTCACTTATGACCAAGACGCCTTCCCGGGCGGCATCCCGAACATCACGGTCGATCTCGAGGGCAAGGACGACATCTGGGACCCGCGGACCCAAACCGCGGGCTATTCGGAAAACCCAGCCCTTTGCCTTGCCGATTACATGGCGAACCCGACCTTGGGCATCGGCGCGCGCATCGGCCAGTCTGACGGCATTGATGAGCTTTCCCTCGTCGAAGCGGCGAACATCTGCGACGAGATCGTTCCCCTTGCAAGTGGTGGATCCGAGCCGCGCTATGCCTGTAACGGGGTGATCACCCTCTCGGAGGTCCCGAAGACGATCATCGAGGGGATGCTTTCGAGCTTCGCCGGCCGCTGCGCCTTCTCGGGCGGGTCCTGGCGCATCCACGCAGGCGCTTGGCGGGCGCCTGATGTGGCGCTGACCTCGGACCATGTCCGCGAAGGCGGGCTGACCTTGGCGACGCGTGTGACGATGTCCTCGAACTTCAACGGCGTGCGCGGGCAGTTCGTCAGCCCCGAGAACGATTGGCAGCCGGATGACTTCCCGGCCTATTCGAGCGCTGTCTATGTGGCCGAGGACGGTGGCGAACAAAAGTGGCGCGACATCTCGTTGCCATTCACGATCTCGGCCTCGATGGCCCAGCGGCTTGCGAAGATTGAGCTCGAGCGCGCGCGTCGGCAGATGACGGTGCGTCTGTCGGGGAAGCTGTCGGCCTGGGCGGCCACCGTCGGCGACGTGGTGACTCTGTCCTATGCGCGCTGGGGCTTTGCCGCGAAGCCCTTCGAGGTGCACGGGGTGAGCCTTGATCTGACGGCCTCGGGCGACGGGGCGCTGCTCCTGCCGGAACTGGTCCTGCGCGAGACCTCGCCCCTCGTCTATGACTGGTCAGCGTCCGAGCAGCAGATCTATGCTGCCGCTCCGCGAACAGCCCTGCCCAATGCCTATGACATCCCAGCACCCGGCGCACCGCAGGTCACCGAGGACCTCTATGTCACGCGGGACGGGGGCGGGCTGAAGGTTCTGGCGCGGATCACCTGGGAGGCGTCGCCGTCGGGATTCGTGGCGCAGTATCAGCTGCAGGCGCGGCAAGGCGGGATCGGGGACTGGATCGACTATGGCCGCACCGACGGAACTGTGCTTGAAATCCGCGACATCGCTCCCGGAGCTTGGTCCTTCCGCGTGAAGGCGATCTCGGTTCTGGGCGTTTCGTCAAGTTGGCAGACGAGCACCGTTGAAATCCTCGGGCTCACCGCCCCTCCGGCGCAGCTCGAGAACGTGACGCTGCAAACGGCTGGTGGCCTTGCGATCCTGAAATGGACCCGCTCAGTTGATCCCGATGTGCGGGTCGGTGGCAACATCGTGATCCGGCATTCCAAGGAAGCGACGGCCACCTGGGCCGACAGCTATTCGATGGACCGGGTTTCCGGCGGCGAAGCCATCGCCGTTGTGCCTTTGAAACCCGGCACTTATCTCGTGAGGGCTGAGGACAGCGGCGGCCGTTCCGGGCCTGAGACCCGGGTCTCGACCAAGGGCGCGCAGGTGCTGGCCTTCTCGACCTTGGACTTCCTTCAGGCCGATCCCGGCTTCTTCGGCCCGAAATCCGGGCTGCAGGTCACGGGTTCGAACCTGACGCTGGCCACGGCGACCGCGAACGGCGTGACGCAGGTCAGTACGATGGAGGGGCAATATGGCTTCGCCGCCGGGCTTGATCTCGGCGCGGTGAAACGTGTCCGCCTCCGATCCGAAATCGGCGTTGCCGCGCTCGCACTGAATGACCGGATCGATTCCAGAACCACGCTGATGGACAGCTGGGCCGATTTCGATGGGTCGGCCGGTGCGGAAATCGATGTGCTCTTCGAGATCCGCGAGACCGATGACGATCCGGCCGCCTCGCCGAACTGGGGTCCCTGGGGCCGTCTCGACAACCACGAAATCGAGGCCCGCGCGGTGGAGGCGCGGGCGTTTCTCACGACGAAAGATGCGTCCTACACGCCCATCGTCAGTCAATTGCGGCTCTATGCCGATGAGGTCGTTTGATGGCGCAGACATCGAGTTTTGTGATCGCGAACGATGCGGGCGCGGCTGTTCGGGCGCGGATCAATGAGGTGATTTCGGCGCTGCAGTCGACGAGTGCCGGGGCCTCGGCGCCAACAGCGACGACGGCGGGCATGCTCTGGGTCGATACCTCGGTCTCTCCGCCAGTTCTGCGCCGCCGGAATGCCACGAACACGGGCTGGGACGCGCTTCTCGATGCGGCAGGTAATCTAGCGGGGCTTGCAAACACGGCCATGGCGCGCACGAACCTTGGCCTCGGCACAATGGCCACGAAATCCGCAGCCGACTACGACGCGGCGATCGCGGCAAAAGCGGCGCTCTCCGGCGCGACCTTCACGGGTGTCGTGACCGCCCCGAACTTTGTGTCCTCCTCAGACGCGCGGCTCAAATCCGAGGTCGAGACCATCGCCGATGCGTTGGCCCTGGTCTCGGCCTTGCGCGGCGTGCGCTTCACGATGGATGGCAGCCGCCAGATTGGCGTCATCGCGCAAGAGGTCGAGGCCGTGCTGCCCGAAGTGGTGCGGGGGAACGAGGCGGGTCAGCTTTCTGTCGCTTACGGCAATATCACTGGCCTTCTAATCGAGGCCGTCAAGGAACTCACCGCCCGGGTGGCGGCGCTCGAGGAGGCACGCCCATGAATGATGGTGGGTTCATCGACATGATCAACTCGTTCTTCGGAGGCGCAGTGACCACACTGATCGGCGCCTTTACGGGACGGCTTATGTGGCATTCGGGTGAGGTGAAGCTCGGCAACCGCCGCTTCTTCGGCAAGGAGCTCCTTTGGGAAATCCCCGTCGCCGTCGGCATGGCGTTAATCGGGGAGGCGGCGGCGCGTTACATCGGCCTCTCGCAGCCCGTCTCGACAGGGTTTGTAGCAACGCTTGCCTACCTGGGCCCGCGTGGGGCAGAGGCTCTGCTCGCGGCCTGGCTCTGCCGCAAGAAATAACCCGTCCACCACTCACAGAAATCCTGCACGCCGTCCCATCCGGGGCGGCGTTTTCCTTTGCATGGGAGAAGACCATGACGCCATTCGACATCGCCCGCAGCTATATCGGCACGACCGAGGGGCCGGGCCCCGCCGACAATCCCGTCATCATGGAGATGTATGCCTCCGTCGGCCACGATTGGGTAGAACATGACTCTGTGGCCTGGTGCGCGGCGTTTGTCGGGCATTGCCTCGAGCGAGCCGGGATCCGCTCGACCCGCAAGCTGACCGCGCGGTCTTATCTCGACTGGGGCGTGCCGGTGGAGGTGGCGGAGGCCCAGCAAGGGGATATCGGCGTGATCCCCCGCGGCAGTTCCCGCTGGCAGGGCCATGTCTTCTTCATCGATCGGATCGAGGGACAATGGGTCTGGGGCCTCGGCGGCAATCAGGACGACGCCGTCAATGTGAAGCGCTATCCAGTCGCAAAGCTCCTCGGGATACGGCGCGCAGGCAATGTCGCGCCTGTCGTGACGATGTCCGTAAAGGGGGTACAGCGACGGCTGAAGGACCTCGGCTATCACGAGGTGGGTCAAATCGATGGAAAGATCGGGCCGCGCACCCGCGCCGCCATCCTGGCCTTTCGGCAGGACAACGATCTTGCCCTCGTGCCGATCATCGATGTGGCGCTGATCGACGCCCTGACCACGGCGCGTCCGAGGACGGTGGCGATTGAGCGTGCGACGGGCGGGCCGGAGAGCTCGCGCATCTTGGCCGCGTCAAACGCCCAGATCGCGCTTGGGGCTGTGGGCTATGCCGGCATAGCGATCAGCGACGTCGCACCGCTGGTTGGTCAGGCCGAGGAAGGACGTGATCTGGTGACGCGCCTCTTCGACGTCGTGGGGCTCGGAAGCCACGCCCCGGTCATCATGCCCGTACTCGGGGCAGCAATCTTCCTTGCGGTCATCGTGCTGGCATGGAAAGCCCGCGCGGCCCGGATCGAGGATCATCGGACGGGGCGGACACCATGATCGCAATCGTCAGGCGGCTCGTCACCGCTTTTGGCCAGCGCGTTGCGCTGTGGGCCGCCCTCATCCTGATCCTGGTCTCTGCCCTGCGCATCGCCACACGCCAGGGGCGGCAAGCAGCCGAGGCAGAGTTTGCCATTCGCGCGGCCGAGGCCCGCATTCGCGCGCTGCGCACATCCCGCGAGGTTCACCATGAGATCGAGACTTTGCCTGAGGCTGAGCGTGATCTCCGTCTTGATCGCTGGATGCGCGACTGATCCCGGTTTGCGCTCGGGCTGTGACTGGGCAGAGCCGATCCGGCCGTCGCGGGCGGATCAGTTGAGCAGTGGGACCGCGCGCCAGATCCTTGCGCACAACGAGACAGGCGCAGAACTCTGCGGCTGGCGCCCGTGAAAATCTACCTCACCGATCAGTTCTTGCCGCAGCACTGCTTGTATTTGCGACCCGAGCCGCAGGGGCAATGATCGTTGCGACCTGTCTTGGGCTCCGATTTGAACGGCTGGCCGGGGAGATTGGCAGGCATCGCGCGGGCCAGTTCGGGGCGTGACTGGTGCAGGATCGTCGCCACGCAGTTCGGGATCAAATCGGGGGCCTCTTCATCGATCTGGTCGATCTCTTCATCGCTGAACTTGCTGTTCCCGATGTAGATGTCCTGCAGCGCCATGATGAATATCATGGTCTCGCGGGCCTCGTTGTCGGCCCGGTCCAGCAGCTCTTCCCAGGCCTTGGGCCGCAAAGCCATGGCGCGTGTGAAGCCGTCAACCCAAGGCTCCCAGAGGGTCTCGTCGCTGTTCGTATCGATCTCGTAGATCGGTTCGACCCAGAGCGATTGCGTGATCCGGGCAGCGACATCGTTGTAATGGGCCATCACCGCCCCGATCGTCTCTTGGGCCGTGGCGAGGTCGGGGAATTGTGCGTCCCCCGTGACGCCCCAGACCTGTGAGAGCCAGTCCGAAGGCGGGATCATCTCGGGACAGGCCAGAAGTCCCGTCATAAAACCATCGAGCTCGCTCACTGTCATCGGTTCGTTCTCGACGGGCAGCGCCTGCAAGAGTTCTTCCAGACGGTCGAGCCGTTCGTCGTCCTGATCCATGATGCGTCCCTCCCGTGGCCGCGCATCCTTTAGGCGAAATGGGCTGAATTCTCAATCGAACTCGTTCTGACCCGGCCGCTCGAATGGTCCGTGGAGGCATGCATGACCACGTCACTTCAAGAAGGTCCGGTGATCCTGATCGGTTATGAATACCGGCTGCAGTTGCAGGCCGAGGCCGATCTCTTCCCCGAGGGGGCCAGCTTTGTGGGCCAAGTGCGCAGCGCGATCAGCACCGCGACGGTGGTGGCAGAACTGTCCAGTGCGGCGGGCAGCGTGCTGCGCGTGGATGTGCGCACGCTGGAAATCGTTCTTGCCCCTGACGTGACAGCCAGCCTCGGGCCCGGCGGTATTGTTCTGGATCTCGTCCGCACCGATCTGACACCCGACCAGCACCTCGGCTTCGTTCTGGAAATCCCTGTGGTCCTGCCGGTGACGAGGCTCCCTGGTTCTGGGGGTCTCTGAGCCATGGTGGCAGCACTTGAACTTCGACCCCTGACCGGGCCGATCCGCCTGCATTTGAGATCCAACGAACCGATCCGGCTTCGCGTTCTGGCGGGTCCGGTGGCTGTGCGGCTTCTTGGTCAGCCCGGGCCTCAGGGGCGAACGGGTCTGCAAGGCGACAAGGGCGATCAGGGCACACCTGGCATCACCATTCTTCCGACCGACGCTCCCATCAACGGAGGCTTCTTCTGATGGCAAATTCGATCCAACTCAAACGCCGTGTCTCCGGCATGGCCGGTGCGCCAACTGCGCTCAAATCCGGCGAGATTGCCCATAACGAGGTTGATGACACGCTCTATGTCGGCAAGGGCGATGATGGGACGGGCAATGCGACCTCGGTTATCCCTCTTGCGGGCAAAGGCGCCTTTGTCGATCTCACGGCTTCGCAAAGCATTGCCGGGGTCAAGACCTTCGCCACCGTCCCGAAGTCCTCCGAGGACGCGAGTGCGGCGACAGACCTCGTGCGCAAATCGCAACTCGATGCGGGACTGGCCACGAAGGCCGCGCTCGCGCATTCCCATGTGGTCAGCGATGTGACGGGGCTGCAATCGGCGCTCGATGCGAAAGCACCGCTGGCATCGCCCGGCCTGACCGGCACGCCGACGGCTCCCACGGCGACAACCGACACCAACACCACCCAGCTTGCGACGACCGCCTTTGTGCTCGGCCAAGCTGCTGCGACCGCTCCAGGAATGGACGGCACGGCTGCAATCGGCACAGCCACGCGCTTTGCCCGCGCAGATCATGTCCATCCAACAGACACTTCACGCGCGCCGCTGGCCTCTCCCGCGCTGACAGGCACGCCCACCGCGCCGACACCGGCAAACGGCACGAACACGACGCAGATCGCAACGACGGCCTTCGTAAGGGCGACCCGGCTCGATCAGCTTACCGCGCCCGCCGCGGATATCGCCCTCGGCGGCTTTCGTCTGACAGGGCTCGGCGATCCGCAAGGCGCGCAGGATGCCGTGACCAAGGCCTATGTGGACCTTACGGTGCAGGGGCTTGAGCCCAAGCAATCGGTGCGGGCGGCCAGCACGGCGAATATCGCCACCCTGTCTGGCCCAATGACGCTTGACGGGGTTGCGCTTGTCGCAGGCGACAGGGTGCTCGTGAAGGATCAGACGACCGCCGGCCAAAACGGCATCTATGTCGTTGCGGCCGGGGCTTGGGCGCGCTCTCCAGATGCAGATACCTGGGGCGAGTTGGTCTCAGCCTATGTCTTTGTGGAAAGCGGCACGGTCAATGCCGATATGGGCTATCTCGCCACGGTGGATCCCGGCGGCGCGCTTGGCACCACGGCTGTTGCCTTCGTGCAGTTCACGGGGGCGGGACAAATCCTCGCAGGCGCGGGTCTGACCAAATCCGGCAACACGCTGGATGTGGGCGCAGGCACCGGCATTGCGGTGGCGGCCGATACGGTTGGGCTGACGGGGCAGGCCCTGGCGCTTCATAACCTTGCCACCAACGGTATTGTCGCACGCACCGCTGCCGCCACGGTGGCGGCACGATCCATTGCTGTCAGCGGCACCGGGCTTTCTGTCTCGAATGGCGATGCCGTTGCCGGAAACCCGACACTCACCCTCACCGCAGCGTTGGCAAGTGTCGGGAGTTTGGCACCGGCCGCGGATCGTCTCGCTTACTACACTGGGGCCTCAGCCGCGGCCCTGGCGACCCTGACGGCTTTTGCGCGCACGATTCTGGATGATGCCGACGCCGCAACGGCGCGCGGCACCCTTGGGCTCGGGACACTCGCCACGCAATCCTCCGCCTCGGTCGCCATTACCGGTGGGTCTATCGATGGCGTGGCGCTCGACGGTGGGACGTTCTGACCATGCCGAACATCCTGTTGTTGAAGCGCAGCACCGTGGCTGGACGCGCGCCAGTTCCGGCTGATCTTGTGTTGGGGGAACTCGCTGTCAACGTGACCGACGGAAAGCTCTACCTCAAGAAAAGCACGAGCGGCGTCGAGAGCATCGTCGATGTCACTGCTGGCGGCATGACCGATGCCGAACTCTTCGCCAAGGTGACTGCGCAGGATGGGCCTGGCTCGGGTCTCAATGCCGATCTTCTCGATGGCACCCATGCGAGCGCCTTTGCGCAACTCGCTGGGGCGACCTTCTCCGGCACAGTCACGGCGCCGAACTTCGTCTCCTCTTCGGACGCACGGCTCAAATCCGACATCGCGCCCATCGCAGATGCGCTAGCCAAAGTTCATGCGCTAACCGGCGTCACCTTCACCATGGCGGGCAGCGATGTGCGGCAGATGGGCCTCATCGCGCAAGAGGTCCATGCGGTCGCGCCGGAGGCCGTGATCGAAGCCGAAGGCGTGCTGCGCCTCGCTTATGGCAATCTCGTGGGCCTCCTCGTCGAGGCCATCAAGGACCTCGCCCAAGAGGTCGATCAGCTGAAAAGGACCGCGCCATGATCGAGACCGGGCTTTATGCCATCACCAATTGCGGAGTGCCGCGCCATTACGCGGTCGATGTCAAACCAGACTATGTCTCGATTGCCGTCTTCGAGTTCGCAAACCCTGGTACGGCAACTGGCATGGGCGGGGTCATGCTCTGGGCAGATCTTCTGCCGCATCTCGAGGCTCGGCCTGCCTTTGGCAATCAGGCGGGCTTTGTGGATCTGGCCCACAATGAATGTTTTATCCCGGACCTTCCTGACGCGCCGATGGGGGCGATCTACAAGGGCCGATCTGGTCTCTTTGCGACCGGCATGCGGGGTCATGACGAAATCGTCGATCACGCGCTGATCGACATGGCTGTCGGCGCTGACGGCCGGCCGCTCTCGTGGCGGAACCGTTTTGCCAGATCCGCCCGCGAGAAGATCGACACTTCGTTCCGGTACAGGGCACTCGAAGGCATCTCGAACGCGCTGGTGGTGTTTCTGCCTGTGGTGGTGCCCTTCGATCAGGCCCGGATCGAGGTCCTGTGCCAAATCCCGCCGATTTTGCTGAACGGCACAGTGCAAGCGGGCACGATCGACGATGCTTCGATCCCGAAGGACGGGCTTTGGTACAAGCAGTTCTACTTCCACGCCTTGGGCCCAGAGGCTGCCACCGTGCCAGCCGGCGGTCGGGTGGATGTGCCTGTCGCGCTCAGGTGGAACGCGGATGGTTCAGCCTTTGCCCATGCCATCGCGCTGAAACTGGAAAGCGACGCGGGCTATCTGCCGAAACGCCGTCTGGTCACTGCCGCTGATGGCACGGGCAGCTTTGCCATCGAGGCGCTGGGTCTCTCTCCAGGCGACAGCATCGCCGTGAAGCTCAACACCGAGCATTACACCGCGATCGGCAAGATCGTGCTGGAGGTCATCTGATGGAAATCGCAACCACGAGTGAATTCCAGCTGATCTATCCAAGCTTTGTGCTGCACAAGCATTGGGAGATGCCCGATGGCTTCAATGACCGCCTACACGCGCTGGCGGCAGAGGATGCCGAGGCCAATCGCATCCGGGAGGCGGGGGATGGGCGCAATGTCGGCGACCAGACCAACCACCTCGGGCATCTGCGCCATAACTTCCTGATGGACCGGCAGGACACGGCGCTTGCGGTGCTGGCGCAGATGGTGGCGGCTGGCGTACGGGAATATTTGCAACTGGCCTATGGATACGATTACACCGGCGACATCCGCATGATGTCGGATACCTTCTGGCAGCGTAGGTCGTTGCGCGAGAACGTCGGCATTAACACCCACACTCATATCCAGACCGACATCGTCTGTACCTATTACCCGCGTGTGGTGCTGGACACCGATTGCCCGGGGACCTCGCTTCATCGCGGGGCGGTGCGCTTCTATGATCCGGCAAATGTCGGCAAGCGGCTTTGGCCCTGTCGCAACCCGGACGCCTACACTGGCGGCTGGTATGCGGTCGAACCAAGGACGGGCTCAATGCTCATCTTCGAAGGGCATGTTCCCCACGACAGTACCTACTTCGAGGGCGAGGAGCGGATGTGCATACCAGTCCTTTGTGCGCTCGACCTTCCCAATTCTCACTGCAAGGCAGGTCTCACGGAGATCCTGGCCCATCAGGCGCAAGGAGGCAGCCATGGCTTATAAGGTCGGAACAACCATCGTGATCGACGATACCGGACTTATCGACTGGGCGCGGATCACCAATAAACCGGTCATCGGCACGGGCGATGTCACGGATGTGACTGTCGTGAACGGGGTTCCCACCTCTGGCGGAGCCGGCACAACCGCTGTCTATGGAACGGGCACCATCAACACAAACTTCAGCGGAACCACGACCTACAACTGCTACGTTGAAAGCCTCTCAGGCGGCGGCTCAACCGGAGTGGTCACCATCACGGCCAACCGCAAAACCTTCAACTGCAACTGTGCCTGCCGGTGCTGACCATGGAAGTTCGCAGCACCACTTTGGAGCTCTGGCCGACGTGGGTCACCTTCTTTGAAACGCCGGTGGACTGGGACGTTAACCGGCGGCTTGCCGACGAAGCAATCGCGGCTGTAACGGGCAATTCTACGCGCCTGTCTGCGGCCGAGCGCCGAGTGCGGGGCATTCTCGAGCGTAGTGAAGCCGGCCAAGCCCTGAAATCCCACCTCTTCGCCTGCGCGCGCGCCGTGCTCGGCCCCTGGGCCCAATACCTCGACCCCCACCATTGCGAGAACCGCGCCCTCGTCATTGAGCCGGGCGGCTTCATCTCGACCCACAAGGACAGCCGGGAGGGGGACCTCACTTGCGTGCACTTCCTCACCGGTGGCGGGGCAGGCCAGCCGGTGAACTCCGTCGGCAGTCCGCGCTTCGTGATCGAGGATCCGTCGCGCTACTTCGATGAGGGGCGGCTGCCCTATGAGAGCCGCCACGGCTACACGGTCAATCCGCGACCAGGGCTCTCAGTCTTCTTCCCCTCCCACATTCCCCACAACCAGCACCCCTACGAGGGCAGCGCACCGCATGTACAGGTCGTCGCGAACTTCCGCGTCAACCTACCCGTGGTGATCGAAGAAAGGCTTTTTGACTGATGTGGTTTGATTTGACGCTGGAAGCGCGGGATGGCAGCCGGCATTCCGTCCGCTACAACCCGCACACCTCGGAATGTGAGGGGCTGCCGCTGCCTGTTAGCCCGGGAACCTTCGCGCAGGTCGCCCGGGTGGCCAAAGACAAGCCCCTCGGAAAATCCCGCGCGCCTCGGGTGCTCAAAATCCAGCTGGGCCTGTCGTGCAACTATGCCTGCGCCTATTGCAGTCAGGCTTTCCAGATCGCGGATGCCACGGTCTCAAAGCTGGCGGATGTCGAGCACTTCTTGACCGAGCTCGACGGCTGGATTGCCCAAGCCCCGGAGAAGATTGAGCTTTGGGGCGGGGAGCCATTTTTGTATTGGGCCAAGATCAAGCGGTTGGTGCCGGCGCTTGCGGCTCGGTTCCCTAGGGCAGCCTTCTCGATCATCACCAACGGTTCACTTCTTGACCGCGAGAAGCTCGACTTCATCGCCGCGCATGACATCGCCATCACGATCTCGCATGACGGGCCAGGGCAGCATTTGCGCGGGCCTGATCCGCTTGATGATCCCGAAAAGCGGCGCTGGATTGAAGCCCTGCTGGCCGAGCGACCGGGGAGGACTGGCTTCAACGCGGTTCTGACGCGCCAGAATCACGACCTTCGGGCCCTCAAGGCCTGGTTTGCTGAAAAGGTCGGACCGGACATCGTCGTGGGGCTCGAGGGCGTGGTGAACGTTTATGACGCCGCGACCGCCATCGGGACGGGGCGGTTCGAGCCTGCAGAACTGAACAGCCTGACGTGGTCGATCTTTGAAGCGCTGGTCGAGGATCCGAATGCTTTCGGCCTCGGCGAGCGCATCAACGAATTCTACGCCTCGATCCAACGCCGGCGGCCAATCGACGCCCTTGGCCAGAAATGCGGGATGGACAGCCCGGACGCCATCGCCGTCGATCTGCGCGGGAACGTTATGACCTGTCAGAACACGGGGGCCAAGGGGGCGCACAAGATCGGTCATGTGGCTGATTTTGACGCCATCGCGCTCGATACCGCGACGCATTTTGCGTTCCGGGAAGAGTGCATGTCTTGCCCCGTCGTTCAGCTCTGCAAAGGGTCCTGCATGTTCCTCGAGGGGGAGTTCTTCAAGCAAAGCTGTGCGAATGAGTTTGCATTAAATATGGGGGTCATGATGGCGGCTGTGTGGCATTTGACGGGGATGGTGGTGGTAGAAGTCAACATTATCACTGCAGACCGGCTCGGTAGAAATTCGGGGCAGGTAGGCGTCTACCAATTTGAAGGCTAG